CAACCACTTTGTATTCTCCTGACCCAAGTCTCCCGTACCACGTAACGCGTTCTCGTTCCGATGCAGGAAGCACATCGCCATCGCTCCACATATTCATTGCCACCCAGATCATGCGATTGTCTTTGGAGTCAGCAACAACGAGGTCGCCGTTCTCCATCTTGATTTCGGGGTTGATTTTGTCGTTGCTCATTTAGTCAGTTGTTTGAAGTCAGTTACAGGGATGTGTACCACGGGTTCGATGTCCTGCCAGTCCCCTCTGTCCTTCCTACCTCCGAACCCTATCTCTCCCACCTTGTCTATCTTGTTCCAGTAGATGCCATCGTTCCACTCAACAATGACCACGAAGGGTATCTCCGTGGCCTTGTACATCTCTACTCCGTGCATCACCTTGGACAGACTGAGGATGAGGGTGGGGTATGCGTCTTTGTTGTTCCATCGTCTCTTGCACTCGCACCAGCAGACTATCTTCTTCCTTGACAGCGCCCAGTCTATCCTGTACTGCTTGGGCAGCTTCTGATAGTCAACACCCCAAACCTTCGCAGCCGCTGCCATTGTCTTCTCCTCGACGGCAAGGGACTGCTCGTTCTCGTATGTCGGTCTCATTCTTGCTCGTCACTTGACGGAAACCTTTCGGTATAGTCGGCAAGCATCTCTTCTTCGCGGGCAACGATGGTGTCTGCGTTCGCTGAGCGAATGTGTATGACGGTCTTTTCATCCTTGATGGTTTTGACCTTATGCTGGAAGACCACAAGGGAGGTGACGCAGTTGGGGTTATCATCGGGAATGATTCCAGCTTCACGCATGGCATCGAGGGGTAACTTTGCCGCTGCGTACACGTTATCCAGATCCATGGGCTGCTTGCAATAGTAGCGGTTGAACTCCATGGTACATGGCATGGGTGCTTTCAACCCAACTCCAGCTTTTTTCATCCACCAAATCCACTTCTCTTTCTCCTTCTTGTACTCGGAGAAGTGCATTCTGATGAGACCCTTGGAGCCATTGAGGCCGGGGGCCAGTCGGGGGATTTCAATTGTTATCATGTGCTTGTTTGTTTATGCGTTCTCCAATCCATCTCATGCAAGGTACTGCCATGCTGTTGCCAAGTGCCTTGTATCGCGGACCATCGGGGCAGTCCTCTGCTGGCTTGCGCTTCCACGGGATGCGTGTGTAGTCGTCAGGGAAACCTTGGAGACGTTCGCACTCTACGGGCGCAAGGCGGCGGACTTGCATTTGCTTTGCTAGTACCTGATCGTTGCTCGTAGCCAGCGTCAGGCTCTTCTCTTCGCTGATCAGCGGACCTTTGCCACCGCCATCCTTCCCCTCACGCTGACGCATCAGGATTGGGATGCAATTGCCACCATCCTGCGCCCCTTGCTGCAATGCCTCTGCTCCCTTGCTCCACTTGGCCGTCACGGTGTCTGTGCAACTTGGAGCAAGGCTTGCTTGAGCATCGATGGCAACTCCTTTCCCCTTTTCTCTGCTCGGCGCAGGATTCCTTGACACGCCTTCTGACTCAAAAAGAACCGCTGCGGCACTACGCTGGTCTCCAAGACATCCGACAACGAACACACGTCTGCGTCTTTGGGCCACTCCGAACCATTGAGCGTCCAGTACCCGATAGGCCCACCCGTACCCCAGCTCCCCCAACGCTGCGAGGAAGGTACCAAAATCCTTTCCTCCGTTTGATGACAGGACACCGGGGACATTTTCCCAGACAATCCACTTAGGCCGGTAACGGTCAGCGATTCCAAGAAACGTGAGCATGAGGTTGCCTCTTGGGTCCTCAAGACCTTTGCGGAGTCCTGCGACACTGAAGGACTGACAGGGGGTTCCTCCGACGAGAAGATCGATAGTTGCATCGGGCCAATTTTTGTACTGGGTCATGTCCCCCCAATTCGGGACGTTAGGGTAGTGATGTTTGAGAACCGCGCTGGGGAACGGCTCTATCTCAGAGAATGCCACAGGCTCCCATCCAAGGTGGTGCCAGCCCTGCGTGGCTGCTTCAATCCCTGCACAAACGCTTAGGTACTTCATTCGTCTTTGGGTTCGTCAAAATTGAAGTACTCACAGATCTTGCTAGTGACAGCAGTGTCGATGTTGCCCTTGATGATTGTTTCGTGCTGGTCCAACCAATTCATCACTTCCTTGGGAATGTCCAAGTGCTTGAGCGCCCTCATCCACCCGTAGTCCACCCCTCGCTCAACGCACTCTGACAGGACGATGTACTCGTTCGCTTTCATTTGCTTGGCTTTAGGTTTGGCGTTGACAGCCCATCGTCGTTCAATATGGGCTGATCCAACAGCATGTCAATAATCTTGCTTGCACACTTGATGCTAACGATTCTCTGGTCAAGCAGCCTCATGATCAAGTTGTGCTGGGCGTCAGTCATGAATGCTTCCATGCCGCTAAGGTTGGAAAAAGTTTTTACCTGCGCAAGAGCTTCTTACTTGTAGTCCCGAGGTGGGGGTGGGCCAAATTCTTTCGGCTCACCACACCTGTCGCACTGGTAGCACCTCTCTTTCTCGTGCATTGACCTTCCCTTTGTACCCCTCTCCATGGGCCTTCTCATGTTGAAGTCCCAAAATCCGGCGTACAGGCCATGCCCATAACAGTAGAGGCACTTATTCGATGCGCGTTTGGCTGGGGTCTTTGTAGGGGTCATAGTACCGGGTCTTGGGTTTCTTTCGGTTGGTAAGGATGGTGTCGAGCTCATTGACCGCATCGTCGTGGCCCCTAGCAGTAAGGATGACGCGGTCGATACCTTTCGCGACCTTGGAGCCATCGTCGTATCTGACGATGATGTGCTTGCTGGCCCAAGCTTCAATGGTCCCATCTTCTGCCATCCAGAGGTTATAGTCCCTGTGCTGTCCTATCAGTTTCATCGTTGAGTGTTTTGAGTGTTGCGCTTTCGAGGTCTAGGTCCAGTTCCTTTGCAAGGTTCTGCATCTGTGGGCTTGAGAACATCTTGTCCACAGGGGATTTGGCCACATATACTTCCATGGGGTCGTTTGTGAGCATTGCTTCGGATTTTGGAAACAGGTCAATCTCCATCTTCTTGATGACATTGATGGGGACTAGGTAGTCGGCTATGTCTTCCCCCTCTCCTGCTCCGATACACTCCAAGATGTCCGACACGACACAGCTCTTGGTCAGCGGCTCGATGTTGATGAACTGCTTGGACCATTCTTCGTACATCCCCTGATCAGGGAACACCGTAACATCCCTCCCGGTCAGGCACATGGAACGCTCTACATTGACCATGTTGCTCCCGCCGGTGGCCAGCCACACATGGTATGGGTACAGCGAGGCGCAGATCATGGCGGTCTTCTCGCTTTCCACGATGGCCACGGGAGCATCTGGTCTGTCCTTCAGTAGATGCGTGCCGAAGTACACCTGAGCGCACCCTATCTCCTCCATGGACTGCTTGGTCACCACCGTGTGCATCCACATGGCCTTCAGGTCTTTCACGCGCTTTCCTGTGTCGGTATTGTACTGTATGATCTTTCCACTCCTTTCCTTCCCGTCCTCCCCTATCTGCCAGAACACCATAGCCCCCTCATGCTCGGGGTAGTTCTTGCCCTTGGGGAATGTACCCACCCTGTACTGACGCGCCACGTCAGTATTGCCAATGGTGCTTTCCAACCACATCAGGAGGTTGTTCGGCGTCCCTTGATGCGTATGAGCAACAAAATGCTCGGGGCATCGCCAATCGGTCCTGCGCGGAGGGGGAGGAGGGATGTTCAACTTCTCGGTCTCTCTCACCACCCCTCCGTCCCTTATCCATTGCGCTGCGCTGTACGAGTAGCTACAGTTGTTCTCCCTGTCGCACACTCCTACGTGGTCCGGAAGATGCTCCCCGGTGTACCTGTCGATGTACAGGCGGAAGGTCTTCTTGTGGCCACAGGAGGGGCAATCTGCCTTTCGCAGCTTGTGGTCAAGCACGAACCTTGCGTTAGGGTTCTTGAGCATTTGGCACTACTTTGATGAATGGCATCCCGCTCAGGTTCAAAGAAGATGGCGATGCTGACTGCGTGTGTCTGGTAATCTCCCTGTGCTCGTCATCCGATTCCAGCCACAGGGCATGTCTAATCGCGCAGTGCATCTCGTAAAGGGCATCGGCGTCTTCATTATACCCAACTCCCTTGTTGGACCCGGGGTGATTCAGGTTCCAGCCGATCATTTTGACCACGTCCATCAGCGCATCCAGTTGATTTCGACGTTTGAGCCATTCGTCAAAATCTTTCTTTGTGTCCATCTCTTGGTGATGGGTGGCGGCCTGTGGCCAGCTATTAGTCCCGCAGTCGCCGATAATCCATCGCGACGTGAACTCCACGGCTTCGTTGATAAGCCGTAATTGCTTCTCGTTCAGTTCAATTGTGTAGGTTTTCATGTGAGTGAGATGAGGTAAATGATGACCACGAAAAGAGCAAGGTTCATCACAGAAACACTTGCTTTTCCTTTTCTGCGAACTAGGACGACGACCATGTTCAGGGCTTCCATCAGAAGCAGAAGCCCTGAGACCGCTGCTGCTGGGTACAGTATCAGCTTTGCTATTGTTGCCATGCTCAGAACGGGCTTTGTTCTTCTTGTTTTGGCGCGTCATTTTTTATCCTACCGGTGTGGGAGAATGTCTGCGTTGGCAGATGGTAGTCCAGCAGGTCTCGAGACAGCAGTCCGTTGCGGTTCTTGACCAGCTCACACCACACTTGCTTAACCTCTGCGCCCGGGACATACCCATCGGCTTGGTTCAGTGTCACCATAGTGTCGGCATCGTGCTCAAGCTGGGCAGACTCTTTGAAGTCGCTCATGGTCACATTACCCTCGCTTCTTCTTGCCTGTGACAGGGCCACGATTGGTATGTTGGTGCTCTTGGCTGCTTCGGTGATGGCGCGTGAAATGTACTGAACCTCCTTGGTCCTGTCCGAACCCTTCCCCTGAAGTATCTGCACATAGTCGATCATTACGATCTCGCATCCCCACTCATCCCTCCAACGCTCCAGCGTGGGCTTGACCATGTCCGCGTGGAAGGCAGATGGCTCGATACCACGGATACGGTCCAGCGTCTGCTTGTGCTTGTGTACGGCAGACTCAAGATGCTCTCTCTCCATGTCATTCATCTCGCCCTTCATCACCCTGCGGGTGTTCAGCCTTGACATTACGCCTGAAAGACGGGCTGCTATGGGCTTTCTCCTCATCTCCACTTCAATGATGCCCACACTGTGCCCTGCCTTGGCGATGTTGTACATCATGTTCAGAGCGAACGCTGTCTTCCCGCCACCGCTACGGCCACCGATGTAGCACACCGTCCCCTCGTCGATCTGGAGCACGTTGTCCAGTAGACCCATCCCCGGGACAAAGTGCTTCACGCTCTGCTGCTTGGTAAGTTCCAGCATCGCCCCCTCGTAGGTGGTCGCCTTGTGGTCATCCAGCAATGCGATGTTGCGCTGGAACTCCGACACCTTGGCCAGCACATCGCTCATCCGCATGGGGGTATCCTCCCCCAGTGCCTTGGACAGGTCCATCCGGAGGGATGTGACCCTGTTACTGGACAGGCTCTTGATCAAGAACGGGAGGTGGTCGAACTTGGCAGCGGTGCTCACGGCCATGCCCACCAGCGTCGATGCATCGTCTGCGGACAGCCCATGGGACTGGAGGACCACCGCCAGCGTCTCGGGGGATAGGTCGTAATTTGACTTATAGAGCTCGTTCACCCCCTTGAACAGGGTCTTACCCCGCTCGGAGGCGAACAAGAGCTCAGGGGCCGAAAAAACAGCCTCGCTGCGGGTGGAATCCACCAGCATGGAGCCGATCACCGATATCTCGATTGGCTCTGTGTTCATTCGTAGATGGTTGGTTTGGGGGCGTTGGGGTGTTCTCCGTCAACGGCCACGGTGATCAGCTTCTGCTCTGCCTGCGCCAATGCTGGGTACTTGTACTCCGATGGGTCCACGGGGAACTTCCAGCCCTTGGCCATTGCGTGCTCGAGTGCTGCAACAAGTTGAGGGCCACCAGAAAAATATCCGGTTAGAGTATTCACTGCTGCTTGTTCACTTGCAGTTGACTTGTATTTGAACTTGTCGAGAGTTGTTCTGTAGGTTTTGAACTGCTCCCATGCGGCCTTGGTTTTAACACCTGCCCACGCAGGCCATTGAATTTCCTCGCGCGCGCTTTTACTAACCTTATCTATACTAACCTTAGTATTACTATCTATACTAAGATTAGTATAAGATAAGGACGTTGAACATTCGTTCAACGGTTGTTCAACGTTCGTTGAACGGTCGTTGAGCTCTTGTTGAACGGTCGTTGAACGCTTGCTTCTCTTCGTGGCCGATGCCTTACCAGCCTTGGACGCGTTGTCGCACTTGGCCTCTGCTGCCTCCCGAGCCTCTTGGACCCAAGGAATGACCAGCCCGCCATCCTTTTCGGTCATCACAGACTTGACGAATGGCCACGCCCCACGGCACAGCCTCTCGCAAGCCTGCTCACTCAGTGGACCGTTCTTGAAGCCATGGCGCACGATGCGGGCATAGGCTCCCTCTTCTTCAAGAGTTGCCCCCTCGAGGTCGAGGGCGGCGCGGTCGAAGTCGTATTTCATCCAACGAAAGTTCATTGTGAAAAAAACGCCCCGCAGGTACTAATGCCGGTCGCAGCGGCACGTTCCCTTTGGGGCGGTTAGTTTGTCCTGTGCATCACGGCTGCGACCCGTGGCCAGCGAACTGGCAGTATGTTCGACAAAGATAGACAACTGAATCGTTCTTGCAACCGTGGACCCGGCAGGATTTGAACCTGCGACCAACGGATTATGAGTCCGGCGCTGCTGACCACTGAGCTACGGGTCCAAACTTACTACTTACTTTTTGGTAGCAGACCTAGGCGACGAAGTTTCTTGACGTACCACTTCTTGCTCACGTATGCCTTCTCTACCTCTGGTCGCCCGAACTGAATGTCTCTCAGGCTGCTGTCGATCGGTACGGAGAGGAGGTCCATGGTCCTTACGTACACAGCATTGGTGTTCTTGTCAAACCTTGCTTTGTTCCGTATGACCTTGCACCCATGGACGATGGTAGTGTGGTTGGCCAAGTTCAGCATCTTGGCGACCTCTGTCGTTGAGAATCCATGGTACTTATGCAGGATGTACATGGCGATCTGCCTTGAGTCGCATCGGTACTTCAGCCTGCTCTTGCTCAGTATCTCGCTTGGCCCCACCCAGATACCGTTCTCGTGGTTGGCTAGGGCTATGGCCCCAAGGACGGAGTTCAGCGTGAGCTCGTCCCTTCCCTTCTTGGTGTTCATTGCCACGCGTGTTCGTATGCGACCATCTCGTTCACCTCGTGGTCCACAGGCTCCCATCCCTTGGGAACAACGGTTGACTGTACGTGGATGCCCTTGTCCCGCATCCAGCGGAACATGGCCATGCTTTTCAGTTTGTCGATCATGTGTGTAGTCTTCCTTCTCTTTGTTCTTGCTCAAGTGCTTTCAGCCTGACGCTCAGTCCGACCAGCACGTCTTTCGCATTGTCCACCCTGTTCTTCAGGGCGCTGTAGTGTATTTTAGTCCGGATGACCTCCTGACGCAGCTTCTCTGTTTCTTCTGTGACCTCGACCGCGTCGTTGGCCTTGGCGGTGGACAGCTTACCATCCTCCGCTTGCATTCTGAACCGCTCACGCAGAACATGCTTCTCGTACATCTCCTTCGCGGCAAGCATTTGGCCCTCTCTTTTGGCCATCTGGGTGCTCAGGGTGTACTTGATGGCGCTTATCTGCGTCTGGATATGGATGAGATCGCCGGGAGGTAAGTCCCGGCGAGTCTCTTCCACAAGTGCATCAAGCTCTTGACTGAGTGTCATTTGCGCCTCCATACCCGGACGAAATCACCCTCTTGCTTGTACCGGAACTTGATGTCAGGGGCATACTTGCCCTTGGCCCGTGACAGGTTGGTCACCGCGTTCTTGTACGTTGTCTTGATGGGGTACAGGAAGCTGTCCCCGACATCAAGCTTCGGGAAGAGGATGAAGTACTCGTTCCGTGGCCCCTCCTCACCCCGTGCGGGGGGGATTGGGATGTTCTTGTCGATGATCATGTTGCTTGGTTTACTTGTTCTTGGTGCAGACAATTGTGGTATCCCCTGCCTTGAAGTAGGCGGGCTCGATCAGGACTCCGTTCTCGTCGGCGATTGACGCGCCTGTTTTCTGCGCCGCCTGAGCCAGCGCCTCAACAGCCTTGAGCTGAGACTGTAGTTCACGGTGCTTTGCCACGCCTTTGTAGTCCCAGCGCCCGGCAGAAGCTTGTGCCACCAGTCTGTACCCGTCCTTGCTGAACCCCTCCTTGCCATACTTGCTTACCTCGTCCACCGCTGCTGTCTTGACCAGCTCGATGCATTCATCGAGGGTCTTGCGCAGGGTGTACAGGCTAAGATACGTATCGGCTGGGTCTGTCAAGCCTTCCACCGCTTTGGTGGCAAGGTCTTGTATGTAGTGCTTGGGGTCCATCAGAAGGGAAGATCGTCATCGTCATCGACCTTGGACGCAACTGGCTCGCCTGACGTAGCGGCGATAGCGTTGTCCTTTTCCTTGAGACCTGCGGCAATCTTCTCCATTACCTTGATCAGGTACTGGTCCCTCTCTTCGAAGTCCCACACATCCTTGCCGTTGACGCGGACTTTGCGGCCTTGGGGCAGGTCTCCGGGGTTGTTCTTGTCCCACTTGGGGGCGACCTTCACATCCCCTTGGAACACATTCAGACCGATGACGCGCTTGCCCTCCTTGTCGGTGAAGTCATACGGCGCAATGCGAATGGGCTTGGTCAGGTCCATGTTCGGCAGGCGAAGCATGAACGACGACCAGTACCGGCCACCTTCCTTGATCTCAAGCTGGCAGTTCTCGCCCACATCACTGATGCGCAGTACCAGAGAGCGGTTGATGTCGCCCTTGTACTCGCGCTCCTTGCGCCACATGGATGTGACCACCCCCTCAAGGTAGCTATCCCTGCGCTCCCACACCTCACGACCTTCGGGGTGTTCGTCGCTGGGCTTGGTCGTTCGCGATACAGCACCGATTGTGTTCTTGTCCACCTCCTCCACGATCTTGCCATCTGCAATGCGCAGGTAGGTGGCGCTGCCCTTGTCGTTGTTGGTTCCTCGTGCCATTTTGTGTTGTTTGTTTTTGATTAGTTGCCGTCTCCGTAGCCGTCGCCGTTGCCGTAGCCGTAGCCGTAGCCGTAGCCGTCGCCGTCGCTGTAGCCGTAGCCGTAGCCGTAGCCGTCGCCGTCGCTGTAGCTGTAGCCGTAGCCGTCGCCGTAGCCGTCGCCGTAGCCGTAGCCGTAGCCGTAGCCGTAGCTGTAGCCGTAGCCGTAGCCGTCGCCGTTGCCGTAGCGAATCAGAAGGTGTTTATCCGATGCCATTACCAGCCCTTATTAACGGCGATCGTAACAATCGGCGTGCATCGTACTGTTCCGTATGCATCTGCCTTGGTTCCGGGCATAGGCCCGTTAATCAACTGACCCAACCCCTCCGAGGTTCCCCATTGCCGGATGTTTCGGCAGTTGGTGATCGTCACAGAACCATCTTGGTGGTCTTGGCAGTTGCCAACAAACACCCATCCGCGATCTGCTACTATGATCCTCACGTCGCCGATCGGGGCCGATTGCTTTACGCTATCTCGACGGATATAATCAATTCCGTCAATGCTGATTACCTCACGCTTGCTCATTTTTCAGTTGTTTTTGTTGTTGTTTCTCGTCGAATTCGTACCAGTGATGGTACTTGGGGAAAAGTTCGTTGTGCTTCTTGCAGAGCTTGAACGCGCTGTCTTCTTTGCCGACAGCCCGCCCCTCCCCTTGCTCATCGGGGTTCTTCTTGTTCTTCCAATACATCCTATACATGGCGTGCTTTCATCAGTTTGGTTCTTGCTTGTTCGAGTTTCTCTACGTGGCCCCTGTCCCCGGGGTAGCACTTGTAGCAGAGTATCCTGCGGTACTTGGGCGCTTCATCTTGAAGCTCCGGAGACACCGACCAAAGTTGTGCGAGTGGCTGCGGGCCGAGGCCCTGACGAAGCAGGCGCACCCGGTCCACCAGTCGCTGGTCGTACTTCTTGGTGGCCATTGGGCTGCCAAGGTACGAAGAACTATGCACTTTCCGCAAATTCATGTGCATGTAGTGCAGAGGAAAGTAGCTGCACCCTTCGGATCTGGTTGCAGTAACGCTTGTACCCATACGCATCGTCTGCGTTGCAGTACAGCAGCAGCTTCATGGTCGCATCGTTCATACGCTCAACAATCTGCTGGCGCTGGTACAGATGCTCACGGTAAAGAAGGTCGGTGTCGTTGCTCATTGCTTGGTCAGTTTGTATGTTTCTCCGTTGATGATGATGGTGGCGCCATCGAGCGATGGCTGCTGGCCGTAGCGGGCGTTGAACTCCGCCTCGGTCAGTTGCTGGCCGTTGACCCACCACTCCTTGCTGCCATGAGCCCACTCAATAGCAGGTCCATCGGGGCGGTGACGCTGGCCGTTGACGTACCACGCCTTGCTGCCATCGGCCCACTCATAGGCAGGCCCGTCCGTGCGGTGTAGCTTGCCGTTGACCCACCACTCTTTGTCGCCATCATCCCACTCAACGGCAGGTCCATCGGGGCGGTGGAGCTGGCCGTTGACGTACCACGACTTGTTGCCATCGACCCACTCGATGGCAGGCCCATCCGTGCGGTGTAGCTGTCCCTGCTTGTTGTAGTACCACTTGTTGCCGTACTCGCCTATGATTAGGGTGCTCATTGCTTGGTCAGTTTGTATGTTTCTCCGTTGATAATGAGGGTGATGTCGAGCGATGGCTGCTGCTGGCCGTACTGGGCGTTGAATTGCTCCTCGGTCAGGTACTGGCCGTTGACGCACCACGACTTGCTGCCATCAGCCCATTCGACAGCAGGTCCATCGGGGCGGTGACGCTGGTCGTTAACCCACCACGACTTGCCGCCATCGGCATACTCACAGGCAGGCCCGTCCGTGCGGTGTAGCTTGCCGTTGACGTACCACGACTTGCTGCCATCGGCCCACTCATAGGCAGGCCCGTCCGTGCGGTGTAGCTTGTCGTTGACGTACCACGCCTTGGTGCCATCGGCATACTCTACGGCAGGCCCATCAGTGCGGTGTAGCTGGCCCTGCTCGTTGAAGTAACGCTTGGTTCCGTACTCATCGATGGTGGGGGCGCTCATTGCTTTGTTGTGTTTTGTTGTTCTTCTTTGACGCGCTCCATGTCCTCTGCCATGGCCCCGAACATGAACGCCAACTTGCGAAGGTCATCTACGCTGACGCTGTGCATTGTAATATCTGCGCCCGGGATTCCGAACGAAAGCATGACCCCCGGCACAATGTCCTTGCTGTACTGGTGGATGCTCACGCGGTAGCGCGTCAGGTCGAAGGCGTTGCCGTCAACGATGGGCCGAAAGGTGTGTGTCTGCATTTCCATGGTTGTTGATTGATTCAGTGTTATGCCCCCGGCCCGATTGCCGGGGGCGGTTATCGTTGGTTGTGATCAGGCGAGAACGTACTGCTTGGCCGTGTGCTTCTCGATCCACTCCATCACCGTGTCGAAGGCCACGAGGTTGAGGTCGTAGCCAGCGCCGTCCATCACATACTCTTCTTTCTGCCCGGCGGGTGCAGCAACGTGGTTGGTGTAGCGGGTCACGCCGTTGAACAGCCCCCACAGGGTGGCCCCTTGGTCAACAATCTCCTTCTCCATGGAGTTGTTGAGGCCGATCAGCTGGTTCTTGCGGCGGGTGGACAACTCGTCCTTGGGCTCGAGGCCGAAGCCCTTCTTGAAGATGGTGGTCAGGATGGCCTGCGTTGCCTCCTCGGTCAACTTGGCATCGGCCATGCGGGAGAACTTGTCCATGAGCAATTGGTCTGACGCCATCGTGGCCTTGATCTGCATCATCGCAGTTTTGATGCGCTCCAATGCGCTGGCCCCGTGGCGGTACTTGGTCATCGCCCCATCCCTGTACGCCATGTGGAACGTGTTGATGCACACGGTGTTGATGTTGGTGGAGCCGAACCCGATGGACGTGCTGCCATCGTGGGAGTTGATGCCCGTGATGAAACGCTTGAGCGGGGAGCGGTCGATGACCACGTCAGGCAGAGCCGCTTGGAAGTAGACCTTGCGGCCACCGTCAAAGAACCCACCTTTCGTTGCCTGAATCCCGACCCCCTCACATGCGTCGATGATGGTCTCTGCCAGCTCGTGGTTCTGCATGGGCACATAGCGTGGGCCGACGGTGCCGAGGTGCTGGTTGGTCTCGTTGCGGAAGATGCCGTAGCTGTTGGTCTTCTGCCCGTCAGGCCCGTACAGGGGCAGCTTGTTGACGGTCCAGTTGAGCCCGGTGCGATCGAGAAGTTCGAAGGTCTGTTCGAAAGTTGTCATGGTACTACTGATGATTGTGTTGAGCGTTGAGGATGCGCTCCCCCCGTTGGTTGAGTGACAAAGGTACGAAAAAGTTTGTACCTACCGAAAAAAGTTGCTAACACTTACCGCTGATCAGCAACGGCAAGAGATATGGTCATCAGTTCGGTGCTGATGTCAGCAAGGCGCTGCATCCTGCTGATGTGCTGGCGAATGGCTATGGCGATGGCATCCGGTCCCTGCATGTGGTAGTCTCGGCCATGCGGGGAACATTCGCTCAGGGCCTTGGACGCATCGTGCAGGGAGAGCATTGCATTGTCGAGGGCATCCATCAGGTCACGGGCATCGGTCCCATTCATGTTGATGGTGGGCGTGACGAGGGCGGGGGACTTCTGAAGGTTGATCATGTTACAGGGAGTTTACGAGGTTGGTGGCGTGTTGCTTGGCTTCTTGGTGGTCGGGGTCGAGGTCGTCGCCCATGTTGTCCAGCGCCCAGCGCAGGGCGGCGAGGAGTTCGGGTGCTTTGCGGATAAGCGCGGCGTTGGCTGCTTGCTCTGCCTTGCTGCGGTGCGAGAACCATACGTCGACGGCTGCTACATCGTCGCCATCAGGTGCGGTGAGCAGGTCGTTCTGCCCGTGGGCGAACTTCCAAGGTCCGGGGGTGTGCTTTGTGGTGCTCATGGTATTGAGGTGTTGAGGGTTAGGCGTTGATGAGGGTGATGAGGGTGTCGTCCTGCGCTTCGTCGTCGGTGTAGATGACGATGCTGTAGTCGCCCATGTCGGCGCTGGTGTCGCCCTTGTAGGCGACGATGCGGCCGCTGCTGCACTTCTTCCAGCAGCGCAGACCGTTGTGCTCGCAGGGGTACACGTCTTCGCTGCCCATCAGGTAGTCGAGCAGGGCGCTGGGCGTGGTATCGTGGTAGGTGCCGATCAGTTGTCGGCCATCGGTGGCTCGGAACAACTGGTACCGGGTGGTGCATTGGTTATTGATCTGGATGGCGTGACAGGTGTTCATGGTTGTGCGGCTGTTACTTGTTGAAGTCTTCGAGCCACTCGGCGAACGGCCTTCCGTCAACGGTACGGGCGCTCATGTCCACGGTGGTGGTGACGTACTCTTCCTCCCCGGGGTACGGCGCAAGCCCTACGCCTGTTTCTTCGTCCAGCCGACCGCGCAGTACCTCACGCATGATGATCGCGGCGAGGTACTGCTCGTCGTTCCACCGCTGGCGGCGGTCCAGCGCCCGGTACAGGCGCAGGCGCAGGTCCGACTGGTTACCCCAGCCCCCTCCCCAATGTGAGTAGATGTAGATGGAGGGTTGACTGGCGAACTTGATCTCGATGTTGCTGCGTTGTCCCATGTTTCAGTTGTTGTTTGTTGAGTGCAAAAGTACGGTGTTGCTTTTAAGTGCCAAGCGCAAGTTGTTAACACTTCGGTGTTAACTTTCAACGATGCGTTGGAACGCTGCACGGGCGAGGGTCTCGGCGTTGGGGCCGCTGTATTCCTTGCGCTGGTAGGGCAGGTACATCTTGGCGAGGGGCGACCAAGCTTGGATCACCCAGTTGTTGTCCACGCTCCACAAGTGGTAGTGTAGGTCGTTGGTCTTGTAGATGTCTTCGAGGTGTCGCATGGTGGTAGTGTTGGGTGTTTAGGTGTTTAGAGGGGGCCACAGGAGTCGAG